CGTTCTGGCTGTTTTCTTATCGGCAACGCTGTTCAGGTTGTCCTGCTTTGTGAGCACATCGGAAGAATTAGCCTTGCTTCCTAGCTGAGTCGATAAGTAGTTCCAGCTGGGACCGCTGAACTGGCTGCCATCAGGAAGAGTGACTGTGATATTTCCACTCGCGCTATATACCTGTTGCCAGTTTGCCTTATCAAGATTTAGCCCCCGAATGGCCTTAGCTACATCTGCTGCTACCTGTGCCGTAATGGCTACCAGGGCAGAGTTTGGCAAAGCCGTCCATGCTACCCCTGATGCAGTCGGGCCGTTATATGCCGTAGTAAGTGTCACACTCGTAGCTGAGTTAACTGACTGCACGCCCAGCGTGTATGTCACACCTCCAAAAACCGTGACAATGAAATCGTTAGCTTTAAGCTCTGCTGTAAATGATGTCCCGGTTCCGGTGACCGCGGTTGAATTATTAGTTAGTGCAATAGTGCCTGCTGGCATAGCTTTCTCCGGGCAATAAAAAACCCGGCGCGGTGGCCGGGCGTTATTTGGAATGGTTTCCAGTTAGTTCAATTAAGCAAAATAAAGCCAACCATCTTATTAATTCACTTAATCACATAAACCGTGCATGATCTAAAATCAGCACATAATCAGAAAAGGATATTTAAATGAAAAAGGTAATGACTATCATTTGTGTTGCAATGACTCTTTCGGCCTGCGTATCAAGTTCTCCACCCATTTGCTATAACGAAGCTGTTATCTATAAACAAAAGTACGACATTGCTGTGTTTAAAGTTGAAGACGGAAAATACCTTGCTGGCAAGCCTTTTTATACATGGGCAGACAAATCCCAGTTTACCGACACGGCAGCATGCGATCGATTAAACCCCTAGAGCCTGTCTGTAGTAAGAGTCATATACATTGCAGTATATAAATCCAGGAGGGCCGCATGAATAACCCGGCGGCCTGCCCTGAGGGACCTGATAGTTAGAAGAAGAAAACAAATCCCCACCGCTCGCCTCGAACTGGCCTGAAATATTCACTCCGCCGCTATAGCAGTTGTAAAGCGTTATGCCTGTATTTGGGAAAGCAGGGTCAAAAGGCTGGCTAACCACCACCGAAACCCCACTGGTAGATGCAACCGGCTGACCCGCATTTGTAGTTGATCCAGTCTGCATCTGAAGTGGAAGGCAATTACTGTGCCAGACCATCTGCCCATTGTTGTACATGAAGAAACCGCCGGAAGGTATGTTCACCATCATCTTGGCAAAAACATAGATCCTGGTGGCCGTCATCGGGTAACCAAAGTTAGGCCTGAACTGCAAAGCCCAATACCCATTCTGGTTTATTTCATTCCACCACACATGATTGAAACCTGATGCTGCCGTGCTTCTGTGAAACGCTATGAGTGGAATGCTGGCAGGCACGTTAGTTTGAACAACCTGACTAAACCCCGGAGTAATATCTATAACCTGTACAAGGTTAAATGGAGTAAAGGTTGGCGCAAGCTTAAATACTGGAGGGTTTGCCGAATAATCGTTATAAACAAAGCCTGCATAATTTAGGGTAGTTGTAGGGGTTGCTGTCACTATCAACTTCGAAGGTATATCAACGCCGCTCCATGAAACGGTTTGCCCAGAAACCGATACACCGTATGTTATCTGGCTGGCGCCAGCAGATGTTCTTCCTCCAATAATTGATGCGCTTATAGTAAACCCGTTGAGGTTATATGTATTGCTGCCTGAGCCCGATACAGTCGCCACGTCTGCTACAAAATTGTAAGACATGGCATTGACTGCATCGAATGAGGTACCGTTAATAAATGCCTGAAACCCCGCCATTATCTCTGAACCCCCATAGAGCAAACCAACTGCCCGCTCGCGTTGTACCAGGCGGCCCCTCTGTTATCCAGTACAAATTTACCCTGACCTGAAACGGGTCCGTTAAGCTCAAATGAACCATCAGAACGCATGATCGTCCCTGTCTGACCGGCGACGTAATTTGACGAATACCATGAGCCAACCTTGGCAAGCGTAATCGAGGCATAGTTAATGAACGCGTCACGCATAAAGACCTGACCGTTTACGGCCGTAAATGCGAGCTGATAGGTTCCGTTTGTAGTGTTGTAGATGCCAAAGTTATCGGCACTGAACAGGGCAAATGACTGAGTTGTGCCACCATTCCCCTCAACACCCAACTGCATGCCAGCAACGAATTTGTTGCCGTTATTGTCTACCTGAACCTTCACGCCCCATTGGGCCGAAAGCTTGCCACTGAGATCAGAGTAAGCGCTGGATACCTGTTGCACTGATGCAGTGTTCTGGTCTGACTGTGCCTGGATTTGCTCAAACTTCTGAGCGTAGGCGCTGTTGTTGTCGGCAACCGTCTGGCGTACAGAGATGATATCAGCTCGGTTGCGCCCATACGCTTCGAACTGGTGATCGACAGATGCATCAAGGTTCAGGGCGTTCTGCAGTATCCCCTCAATGTTCGTATCGATATTGGACGTCAGGCGGTCGAATGCCTCCGACTCCCTTATAGCTTTATCGATGTAATCAATCATGCCGGGTATGTCTGAAGATGCCTGACCTGAAACTTGCACGAAACGCGAGACGCCAAAAGCGTTTTTGGTCCTGACGTACATGTAGTAAGTGTGGTCAGCCTTAAGCCCATGCAGAGTCCACTGCGACGCCCTTCCGAGGAATTGTGCCTCGACCTCCACCGCGCCGATTGAGCTGGCCGGAACCTCCCCTGTGTACCAGAACTCAAATGTCGTGTCGGTTGTCGCGCTGACATTCATTACCGGTACGATATCGGCTGAGAATATACCTGGAGTCCACTGAATGAATGACGGTGCAGACGGAGCGCCAATCACCAGGCTGACCTGAGTTTCAGCGCCCTTCATGCCGTTCTCATTGCGGCCACGTACGCCAAGCGTATAAATTCCTGCATCCAGTCCATAGAAGTCATAACGGAACTGGTCTGTTTCGTACTGAGCAACAACCTTCCCGTCTGCGTTATAAACGTAGAGTTCGAACACGATCTTCTTGGTCAGCGTCGCCGTCTGCCAGGTTGCAGTGACCTGTATAGTCTCGCTGTTGACGTTGATGATCCGCAGGTTTTCGATGTTCGGGACACGATATCCATTGAGGGTATCGTTAGGCGTTTCGAATACCGCGCCATCATCTACGATCGCCTGCTTGTTAGGGTCGAATAGCGTTGCTGAAATGCTGTAGACAGAATTATTTTCGTCTTCAGATATCCCCATGACGCGAAACAGGCGGGTAGCAACGTCACCCGTTGAAATGACGAATATCGTTCCGTCTTTAATCCAGTTCGGCGCAGTTCGCAGGGTAATAATGCGCCCTGAAACTGAGGCGATCTGATAGCGTGAGAACTTACCATTCGAGCCCATAAGCGACATCGTGTCGCCGCCACCGGCCAGAGATGAAACATCGGCATCCACAGTTATCACGGCGCCGCTGTGAGAAATGATGCGGCCGCCAAGTCTTGTGGCAGCGTAATCATTATCCATGACCTCAATGACATCGCCTGGCATGAAAGCAATAGCATCGCGCGCCATCTTGAACGTGACTTTCTTAGTTTCCCTCTTGCAGGTTTCAAGCAGCCACTTGCCTGCGCGGAATGCCTGCCCACGGGAGGTGCAGCCAAAGGCCTCCAGCGTCGTTTCGTTGTAGCCGTACCGGTCAATCATCTGGTCATCAGAGACGTATTCTTTGACCTGCTCCCACCCGTTGTTTGGGTCAGTCCATGACACCACTACGGCGTTAAAGCGCTCTGATCGCTTCATAGAGCTGTAAGTAAACAGCCCGTCTACAACGCTGGCATTGGTAACGGCTGCAACAGGGTCCTGCGGGTTGTCCAGCATGATTGAGAATCGCATGCCGTCCCACAGCGCAATGCCGCGGAACATGCCTGCAATCTTGTCGAGAATGTCGCGGGCGCTGGATTGCTCAGTGATATAAGCATTCAGGGTGAAGCGTGGTTCTTTGCCGCCATAGCCATCATCGACAAGCTGGTCGCAGAACTGAGAAAGGACATAAAGGCTGCCATCATCAACATCGATATAGCCAGCACGCTTCGCCAGGCCGTAACGCGTATTTTTCACCAGTGCTCGGAACAGCCAGGCAGGGTTGTTAGTCCATGCGGATTTAAACCCGCCGGTCCAGATGCCAGTGTATGTTCTGGCGATCGGGTCATAGTTATCCGGTACATCAACAATAATCCCTCGCAGATGATATGTGCGGGTTGGGGTGTCGTTGTACTGGTCTCGGTCAATCACCGCGCCGGCTACGGCTGAATATGGATAGGAAAGGCTATCGTCGGTAATTTCAGTAAAGCTGTTCCATATGGTGCCATTGGTAAGCAGGTCGCTTGAGCTGTCAGGAGTGACGCGGCGTAGCCGGATATCAAACGGTTTGCTGGCAGGAGCATCAATGATATGAGCCTCAAGGTACTCGCCTGATATTTTCCCGCTGATTGTGACCGTCTTCTGAATATTCCATGAGCCGGCCGTTCCATTGCGCGTCTCGATGACCATGGTTACCGCAGTTTCGTGCTGGTTGCCCTTAGTATCCTGCTCCACCAGACCAGTTACGCCGATGTTCATTCGCACCCGGGTCACATCAGTGTCGGTTACCGTGCGCACCAGAGGCGTGCTCTGGGTTACGTCTGTATTGACGACTGTGGTCGCTTCAATAGCGTCAAAGCCGGTAATCGGCGACTGATTTTCAGAGCCCGGGCGCCATGCCACGCTGACGCCGTTAATCGTAACGTTACCGCCTGCATCAGTGACGGGCGTTTTATTCAGCATGAAAGAGGAAAGGTGGTTCTGGTCTACGGGCCCGTAAATTGGACCTTCTGAAATGAGATCGAGGACTTTCAGATACTGCTTTGATTTGAGGTTGTCGTCGATAAGTTTGGGAGTACTTCCGCCACCGCCGCCTGAGCTCATGCTTTCACCTTAACTGATGTAAATATCCCAGTCCTGATTGTTGCTGGTATCAATACCGAGAGAGATAACATTGCTGCCAACCACCATTTCGCCAATCAGTAACGGGACCGGCCTGCCCTGCCCGATTCGGTTCTCTGCACTGGTGAATGAGTTGTTGGTAATGGAGTTTGTGTCCTGGTCTGCGGCACTCTGCGTCTTCATGTGTGAGGTCATATAGAGCGAGTAAGCAACCGAGGCGACCGTGACGGCCACCATGATCCAGACTGCGGCTACGGCGCTGATTGCCCCTTCAACAATCGGCACGAAAAGGACTGTCGCGCCGTCTTTGAGGTGCCGGTTCATGTGGAATTCGAGGTTATCCTGTGACACGTCACCGCCATCGATGCGAAGCCGCAGACGAGTTTTATAGAAATCGCGTTTGAATTCGGGGCATTGAGCAAGCAGAAGGCGCAGGCCTTGCGAGGGTGTATCGACGTTCAGAGTGATTTGGCGGAAATGTCGTCGGAGATTCCCCGCAAATCTAAAGATGAGCATTGTTCATGCCTCCATATAGAGTGCGTCAGGCTTACATAGGATTGCCGGTAGGGCTCGCGGCGGCTGAGGCGCCCGGCCAGTTCGTGATGAAGCACCGTGTTATCTCCAAGCCATAGCATTGCGTGGCAAGGGTCTGACTCAGGGAAAGCGCGCCGGATGATCACATCACCCGGCAGGATGTCGGCCGGAGTAAGTTCGTAAAATCCGTTGGCAGCCATATTCTTCAGGTAAAGGTTTTCACCCCTCACCCACCATCCGTTAGTGCGTTCGAAGTCTGGCAGGTCGATACCGCACAGGTGGTAGGCGTCCCGGAAAAGCGTGTAGCAATCCATCACGCCATGTTCGAACCGGCGGCCCAGCAAATGCGGTACCGGTCTGAACTTTCTAAGCCTGCCGGCGCTCGCCAGCCACCACTCAATGCCGGTAGATATCTGCGCCACCCTGTCAGCAGCCGAAAGAACGAGCTTTGGCTCTGGATGGGAATGAAAAACGGCGGTGATTTCTCCCGCCGCTTCCGCTCTCATCCAGTCTGTATCGCTTATGCGAAAGTTCCGCCCCGGGTCAGGGTGCTGGTTATCACAGCGCATGAACCGATCGCCATCAATAATCAGGCCACAGACTTCATCTCGGGATAAGGCCGCATATGCCAGGCATTCATTTTCAATCATCAGGACACCTTTGAAGAGCCGGGATAGCCGCCATAGGGAAGCGGTTCAGGTTTAGGGAATCGCATGCGGCAACCAGTGAGGTGCTTTGAGCACTTATCCCGCGACATGTCCGAGGTTGGGTTATCTTTCTCATCAGCAACCGGGCCACCTGAATAGCCACAGCCGTCGCCGCGGTAAACCCACTGGCAGACATCAGCCAGAATGGTTCGCGCCGGTATGATTGCGTTATCGCAGTCAACCGGGGTCGCCAGGTTATAGGTCACGGTCTCGAATGTCTCTTCAACCATCTCCTCGATAACGTAACGAGATACAGCTTCCATGGTCGGATCTGCATCTGCATTGCCATTCGGGAAATTGACCGCGTCGAGGTGTTTTACCAGTACCTGCCGGCGCGTCACCACAGCACCTAATGCATCATCGAAATCGTGGTTGATACCGGTGATAAGGCCGGTGATGTTCGCCACCTTCATCGTCGGGCGAGAATAGGTTCCCTCTGACTTGGTTTCAAAACCTTCAACCGCGATCGGATACGCTGAGTACTGTCGGCCCTGCCAGATGACGTCACCGTAATAGCCGTTCGTTCCTGCATGGAAGCGGATGACATCGCCGCCGAATGATTGCAAATCCACTTCGAACAGGTCGAGCATCGCGCCAATGCCGGAATCAGTGCTTTCGATGATCAGTTCTGCTGGTATATCTCTCATCTCGGCACCTGCTCAAACGTGGCGGTCAGCTCATGCTGATTGCCTGTCTTCTTCAGTGACCATGACCGGCACACAAACAGCCTCTGCACGCCGGTATCCGATGGCGTCCAGTAAAATGCTTCGACAGCCATCCTTGCTTTCAGGAACGCATCGGCTGCTTTAGCTGCGTTAGGTCGTGAGCATTTGGCATCGTCGAAGCCAACGAACGTCAGCTGGTACCGGCCCATCAACGGGTTGATACCCTTAACCTGCCGTTGCTCATAACCATCGCCCAGCTTAACTACGGCTACATCAGGCGTACGGTCGCCCGTGAAGCCCTTTTGAGGGCTCCATGTGAAAGTTTTTGGCATGGAAAAACTCCAAAAAAAACCCGCCGAAGCGGGTTTCATTTATCTGACATTTTCAAAAAGTCGCAACGAGGTCTCGTAACTGCTGCTTGGCGCAATCCAAAATTCGAGCCTCGACATCTGAAAGCTTTGCGTCTTTATCCAGTGGAATCATTACATTTACTGTAGTTCTTTGGTTGTGGCGTTCGTGATCGATAAAATCAACACTACCTAAAATACCCTTGCCATTGACGTTATCAAACGCTGTAATTTTCCCTATTTCAATTTCCATAGCCATTGGTTTTCTCCTATGTGGTGAGTTTGTATTTTATCAAAAATTAACGTGGTTTCCTTGATTGCAACATTCCACCAGGTCTGGTGCTTTGGTCTTTCATTTGGTAAAGCGCGACCTGCTTCATCATGCCAGCCATTTTATTCATAGTGACGTCGTCAATGCCGTTTGTGGTCTGGATATGGAAATGCACCTCCTGTTGAATTGTGCCCCCACCTCCTCCCACCCCACCCAGATCGCTATTGCTAATAACCTTGCCGTTATCGCCCGGGATCATGTACTGGCTGCCATTACTGGCTTTGAAGATTTCAGGCTTTCCGCCCTCACCTACCCGGTACATGCTGCTGGCGTTTACAGGGCCGCCGTGTTCGCGAGCCCCGCCCATAGAGATGCTTCCAATGCTGGTCAGGAGTGATGCGCCTGCACTGGCAATCGCAGCATAGTTAGCGAACTTTTGAGCGGGAGTTAAAGCGGTTGGATCAGCCATTGCCTGTGAGATAGCCAGCTGCAGGTTAAGCGCAGCCTGAGCAACAGCAAAACCTTTACTCAGAGCGAACATAGCCTGATATGCGCCGCTGCTCTTACCGGCCGCTCCGGCGGCTAAGTTAGCCAGTCCGTCAAAGCCCTGCGAAACAGAGCCGATGATGGATGAGATGGCCTGCGACTGCATATTGGCTTCGTTTTCGGCTATCTGCTGACGAGCATTAGCAGCCTGACGCTGAATAGCTGTTTTCGCATCTTCATAGAGTTGCGCGTTCTGCACATCCAGTGCCTGATACTTGGCTAAAGCCTCAAGCTTTTGCTGCTCCTGCAGGTCAATCTGAGCGGTAGGATTTTCGACTGCGCCTGAAACTGCATCCGGCATAACCTGAGAGGCGGCAATCTCCTGCTGAGCAAACTTCATGCCCTGCTTAATTTGAGCCTGCTGTTTGAGGGCGTTGTTCTGGTCCCAGATTTTCGCCGCATACTTTCCAGCCTGCTCTATCTGAGCATCTGTAGCCCCCTTACCTAATGAATGCTCGGCGGCCAGAATAGACTGCGCTCGTGACAGTTCCTTAGTCGTTTCGCCAACCTGCTCTGACTTGGCTCTGAGAGCTTCCAGTTTTTGCGTTACAGATTCTGCCTGAGATGCAGACCTCTTCGATTCTGCATTTCCAGCTTTGGTTGCAGATGTGTTTTTTTCAGTGGCCGCGTACTCTTCCTGCAGAGCTTTCACACGCTTGCTATCAGTTATTCCGGCATCTTCTGCATCATACTGAGCCTGTAGTCTTGCCTTAGCCTGACCTTCGAGCTTTGAAAGCTCCAAGCGTCGCTGAGACTTCTTCTCCAGATCTTTAGCTTCTTTGCTGTCAGTCGTCGACTTGGGAATAACAATTTTGGACTGGCTTTCAAGCTCCTTAGTAGAGGCTGCTCGAATACTTCTGATTTCAGACTCTGTATTTTTCAGGTTAAAAGCCGCCTGCCCAACGCGCTGCTGGTAAACAGACTGAGTCTCCCACCATTTCTGCCCTTCCTGAACCTCGCTTGTGTATTGCTTTTGTAGCTCAAGCAACTTTGGCAGCCTTCCTGCGTCCCCGGCGTTCTTATTGAAGTAATTTAGGTTGTTTGACAGCTGGGTCATAGCCCCAGCCAAAGACTTGGTTAGACCAATGGACTCATTCAAATCTGAGATGACATTCTTGAATGCAACATCCAGAGAGTTTTTAGCTCGCTCAACGCTGGATGGCATTTTGTCGAACTCTTCACTTACTTTTGAAGCCTGAGATCTGATTGCATTCAGTGCGTCTTCAGCAGTCAGCTTGCCTTCAAGCATCCTCTTGCGTAAATCTCCTACAGAAATTCCGAGTCCAGCTGCCATCTGCCGAGCCAATTCGGGCATTTGCTCAATTATTGAATTAAATTCTTCCGCCCGAATAATTCCGCCATCAAGGGATTGTCCAAACTGACGTAATGCGAGGCTCATCTCTTCACTTGAAGACCCTCCGACCGTTCCTATTTTTTGAAGTGTTTCAGTCAGGGCGAGAATTTGATTATTCGATACACCAGCAGATTTAAGTGACTGGGTTAATTTTTCCCAAAGCCTTTCAGTATCATCGAGGCTACTACCAGTTTGAGCTGCAATAGCGCTTAAACTTGCCATGGTGTTCTTTGCGACTTCAATTGAAGGAGAAAGCCTTTCAACTCTAGCCTGAAGAATAGACATTTGATCCGCTATCGATATGATGCGGCCGGCAGCCTGTAACGTAAAAGCACCGGCTATAGCCAAACCAACCCTGTTCATCATCATTTCCATCCGTCCGGATGAAGCGGCGGCTTTCTCAGTGGATGATGAGGCAGTATCTTGAGCTGTCTTCAGGTCATAGAGTTGACCAGCTAAGGCCGCAACTTCTTTTCTTTGCGCCGCAGTTGCCTGTGAGCCCGCCTGAATTTCGGCTGCCAACATGACCGCAGCCCTTGCGCCGTTTTGCTGCCTTTCTTCAAGTATCGCGACTTGGTTTCCAAGTGATTCCATAACCTTAGAAGCCTGACTGGCGTCATTGGCCGATCTCGCGACTGCCTTTCCTGTTTTTTGCACTGAACGCTCAAGACCATCCATGCTGTTAGAAGCCTTGCCCGCTCCTTTCCCCATTGAGTCAAGCGCTTCCTTTGCTTGTGCTGCCCCTTGCAGCAATGGAGCAATGTCAGCGCCAACGTCGTAGTAAATTTCTCCAACCTTCTCTGACATTACGATCTCCGGGCAATAAAAAACCCGCCGGAGCGGGTTATTGTATTAATGGGTTGATTCTAATTGCAGGCCTCATTACCGACATAATCTGCAATTGAGCCATCAACTATTGGTGAAAAGTGATCGTCTGGCTTAGATGATCGCATCTCATCTAAGGTTTCCCCAGAACCTAAATACATCACTTTATTAGCGCTGCAATCGTAGGCGCGCTGGGAATAAGTCGTACCTGATTTCCCATCTCGCTTCGTGATGATAGTGGCGAGATTTCCTTTGCTTCCTATTTCCAGTACGGTAAAGGTCGCATTGGGATCTGACGGCACATGCAGATTGTAAGGCGGCTTGCTAGCTGCTGCAGTAACTGAAACGATTGCCAATGCACCCAAAATAAGCTTCTTCATATCCCTATCCCCAAAGTAAATGATGGGATAAATCCTAGCACGTAGCGGGCGCAAGATGGTGCAATAGGTGTCGGTTGAATGAGCAAATCACTTTGTCATTCTTATTTTTTTAAAGTATCCATGTAATCCATCGCTTCAATGAAGCCAGAACACTGCTTCTGGACATCCTCACCAAGTAAATGCAGCTTGTCTTTATTTTGCACACATAAAGTTCCCGCTTTGGTAACTTGGTAAGTCGCTGAAATCAATCTTTTTGCAGCATCAATACATACTTTATGCTGCGAATTACCTTCGCATAAAGCTTCTGGTGCAGCCTTTAAGTTATTCACCATATCATTAGCAAAAGTTGAAGCAGCAGGCAGAAGAGCTAGTAATGCAGAAAGTACAATATTTTTCATTTCCCTATCCCCATAAGTAAGTATGGCGATAATCCTAGCATGGAGTGTATGCAAGGTGGTGCAAAGAAAAAGCCCACCTGAGTGGGCATTAACATCAACGCGAGTGGCGTTCATAATATGCATTGGTTAAATCAGGCGTCCCCTCTCTACCACAGTCAGGGTTTTTGCACTTGTATTTCCGAAACAACTTATCAGCACCACATCTCTGTCCGGCACAATAATTTTTGTCGCACCAACAAGTTACCGAACCACTGAGCGTCACATCACTTTTACATTCTGGGCATTGCATCATTACTTTCCTTGTTCAAAATGAAACGTTAACGCAATAATCCTTCCTAACCTCGTATCCATTGTGAATATACAGCACTGGCAAAACCATAAGCACTGATCATTTATCAGGATGGGCGATATCAATGGAACTCGCCGGATTGGGCATCCAATACAGTGCTTACGTCACTAAATTATTCTGGAGCTGGGAGAGCCACGATTATTTGGTGTAAGTGTGGTATCGCTGTATTGTCTCTACCCGTAAAATAAGATAATGACTTGTCTTTAATCCAATTGTTTATTTCATAATTAAACATTGTCATCATTTCATTTGGGTAAAGCCTGGCTTCAACAGGAGGCCTTCTGCCGTCATTAAATTCATGGATGTAGGTAGGGAATGAGTCAGGATCGTAGCCTTTATCTCGAAGAATCCCACTAAAAAACCGGCCCAAAGATATGTCAGGCATCATTTTTTGCGGTAAAACATATCCGCGAGACTCAAGCGGTGCAAGCAATTTCAACGTCATCTGGTCAAGCATAGAGAAGTGTGTTGGTGGAATTTTTTCTCTATTTATCATGTAGCGCTTCAAATGGTAAGGCATGCTGGATTGTTGTGGCTTGGCACCAGACATCCAATCGAATACCCATTTAGACACTAAAACAGCAAATTTTGCCGATGCCCATTGTCCTAAATGTATCGCAACTTGGGGATGAACCCATGTGCCCTGCTGCTGAGGATATCCGCCTTTAACTATTTGAATTAATTGCGATACCGGAATTCCGGTGTCGTTTGATAGTTCGCCGACGAAAGCCTTTGTTGAGGCATTTTCAAGGTAGTGACTTAATTTTTTACCAGCCGCATCACACATTGCTGTTGCGTTAATGTAACCATCTAAGGCATTTTGAGAGATTATTACATTATTTTCTGTGCGATCAATAAATGGCAATTCTATCTGATTCATGACATTCCCTTCAATGATAAACAGACTTCAAAATAAGGGAATTTATTAATTTGTGCAAAAAAATTAATGTTTATTGGCTATATCTGGTGTTTTTTGGAATTTTTCAACTATATATTTCGCCAAGCGATACGACTAATGAATTTTGCTGAGATTGAGTTGAGCATCAAATCACGCTCTTCCATTTTCAGCAAATAATTCAAATTGCTTTAGCCAGCCGACTTGCCTTCCTCGCCAGATATTCATCAGTAACCGAATCGTATTCTTCCTTAGTAAAGCCTTTCTGCTCAGGATACTTCACTGCCAGAAGCATCTGAAACTCTGTCATCGTTAGCTGCTCCGCCTCTTCGCGGCTCATGCCTAGATGGGTGCGGGCTGCACTGGTGTACTCGAATGCATTGAATTCAGATGATGTGTTACTGCCCTCATGGCGCTGCAACTTCCTGACTTTAGCTTTACCGATGATTCCATGCTGAATGAGGGACTGAGCAATCAACACCATGTCCCTGATGGGCATAGCTCCGGGACGATACACGAATGTTCGGCGTCCTGTTTTCCCCGGCACCAGCTCACCAGTCAACGGCGTAGCATCCCGATCGCAACAGGCTGTCAGCGCAATCATAGCGGCTGATATCGCAGCTTTTGAGCATGCTGAAGACAGCAGCCACTTGAGCGCAAAGGCTGGCACAATATCGCTGCCGCTGTATGCGGCATAGAGCCGCCGTTGGTGTTCAGGGATGGCCTGATAGTTATCAGCCAACGCCTTCAGCCTCGGCGTGGCTTCGTCGTTATGCAGCGCGTAAAACACCTCTACGATTTCTTCCGGCGTTCCGATGCGCGACATCGCTGTGAAAGATGGGCGAAAGAAATATTCCTCTGCGCCATAGCTAATCAGGCACTCGCCTATTTCCTTCCAGGGTGTCATTGAACCTCCATAATCATTATCAAGGGCTGAAGCCAGCCCTTTGGAATGGTTACGAAGCAGTAACCGTTACAGCCGTAGTGCCGGTGAAGTTACCGTCATTGGACTTGAAGGTGATGGTTGCAGAGCCAGCAGCTACCGCAGTAACCAAGCCAGTGCTGCTAACGGTCGCCTTGCTCGCATCCGATGTCGTCCAGGTGCCGGTTCGGTCGGTTGCATCTGTAGGCTGTACGGTGCCGGTGAGCTGACGTGTTGCACCAACAATCAGACTTGCTGTAGCCGGGGTCACGGTTACGCCTGTTGCTGCGACAGTTTCATCTGTATCGATAACCTGAATGGTCGTAGCATCGCCCACTTTGAACTCAGTGGTGAATGTTACGATGTCATTCGTGCCACCGTCAGAGCTCAGCGCTGTGATGACCATGTAGCCCTGGAATGTCACCTCGCCGTATTCCATGCGAACCCAGATGCCAGGCTGACGCCGCGCCTTCAATTCGGCAGCGAAATACTTGATGAAGCGGCCAACGCCATACTGGTCCAGCTTACCTTTCTTGCGCACTTCACCTTCAAAGCTCATGGTAAAATCCGAGTTGGTGATGATGCTCTCAACAAAGCCGCCGCCATCATCTGCGTCAGACGTGACAGTATTTGGCGAGAAGTCCCACCCTTTGCTTGTGCCGGCGGCCAGAGCTTTCCATTCCGATTCCTGCGGCAGCACATCGCTGCAGCCATCGGCAACTTCAAGCACAACGGCACCACCGAACAAACGTTCGTTGCTGTTCTGGCAATCTGCCATGGGTAATTCCTCTTTGGTTTTTTACTGATCGCCGTGGGTGGCGACGAACTGGAGCCGATAAACCAGACGGCCTTCGGCGGTGAGAACTGGCGCCGGTATGCCGCCAAGGTTTTGCAGATAGCCGATGCAACTGTCGGACATGGGGTTTTGTTGAACGTGTTCGATAATGGCCTGCACTGCCTCATCAACCACACCATTGCCGCCCTTAGCGCCAATCACATCCAGTAGTACATAATATTCAGCACCAAGTTGGTTACGTACCGCGCTGCCGCCATTGGGGCGAAACACCATGAACTTATCCGATGTTGTGCCAGTATCACTCCATACAAGCAGTTGCGTTTTAAACCCTTCCGTTAGGCCCGAATCCACCAGGTAATTGCGCACGCGCGTATGCATAGCGGGGTTCAAAGTGCCATCTCCTTTTTGATTACTGCATTGATGGCATCGCGCGAATCTTCGAAGCCCTTGGTCAGGAACTCTTTCTGAGCGGTTGAGCGCTGGAAGTTTTGCGGGATGTTAGGATCGTGAACATAGACGGCATAGTTAGCTGAGTAACCGACACGACCGACTATGCGCGTGCCGCTCGCAGTAACCTCGCGATATTGGCTGTTAAGCAGAGTAGAGGTGTCGATTGGCGTATATAGCGCCGCCTGAGATGAACCGATAATCAGCACGCTCTGAATGGCTCGTAACGCTCTGCGCCCCTGAATGTCATTAATGACAGCATCAAGATTTCGCTTAGCCTGCTCTACTCCTCTTATTTTAACGCCCATAGCTAAACCCCTGTGATGATCGCCCAGTCGTCTGCGATACGCTCGAACGTGTCGGCGTACTGAATTGACTGCATGATTTCGTCAGCACCGGCGGCGATAGGGTCAACTTCCGTCGACGTTCCGATCAGGATGTAGTCGCCAGTTTTAGCCAGCGCATACTCAGTCCAGATGGTGTTTTTTACGACCTTCTCTCCACCGATAGCACCGAGCCGTTTTGACAGGCCGCCTTGGTAGTCGCAGGCGATCACCAGCGGTTCAGACCATCCGAGCGAATCACCGTACTCATCCAGCCCCAAAGGCTTCCAGATGGTCGCCTGCGCCGTGTATGACCAACTGGCTAAAGATGACATGTCATTCCCTCCAGCTGATTACAGTGGGCTTTTCAGCAGCGATGCGAGGGCAGTTAATCCGCCACTCTCCGGCTGCATTAACGTAAGCAGTCGTCTCCTTCCCGCTATCCGTTTTCACCCATACGCGGCTAAATGGCTTAGGAAGGCGCTGATTGGCGCATACCGTAGCCATCAGCAGCCCCCCACAACGTCAAAGAACCCAACGCTGCTTCCTACATCAATAGGCAATGATGACGTGCAGCCAGACGTATCGAGCGCGGCGAGAGTGTTGCGCATAGTTTTCACATCACCGCTGTAATCGAATGACCGGGATGCCCCTGAAGGCGCTGACTGTGATTTGATGCGCTGGCTGTATGCGGTGATAGCCATCAACGTCACGGCGTACACCTGAATCAGCATCAGATCGCATTCATCGTAGCCAGCCGCCTCCAGGCACATGCTGATATTGCCTAACTTGCACAGGTAGGCATCAATCATGAAATCCGGGACGGAGTAACCCAGCGCAGATAACTGCTGTTTAACCTGCGCCGCCGTTATCTGCACTGCCATGGTTACTTATCCTCTGTTTGTTTATCCCATTCTTCACGAAACTGGGTTGGGTTTTGCGAACCTTGAATCATGGCTGCTTATCCTTTTTGGCTAATGCGGCCAGCGCTGCTTCAGCTTCGTTAGCTCGCTTGGTTTCTGCTTCCAGGGCAGTTGCGTGCTCTTTCTCTTTCGACTCCGCTGCATCCTGCAGAGATTTAATCTGCGCATTCGCATCGTCGAGCTTCGATTGCAGTACCGATGTGTCAGTGCTTACAGGTGCAGACGGTGTAGCTACTTCGAAGGTCAGCTTCTCGCCTTTCTTCTCGGTGGCCTTTTCGGCTTTACCCTGCATGATCCATTTTTCAGCGACCGAATCCTCTACGTCATAAACCTGGCCAGCCTCCAGTTTCTGGAAGCCGGCACCGGCAAAGAGGTTTGAAACCAATACCTTTACGAGTGCCATGTTTTTTCCTTAGCTCGACGCGTGAATGACGGAGTATTTGTTGTTGATGTCCTGCTTAACCATCAGGCCCATCGCACCCCATGTACGCCAGATGTAATCGCTGTTGTAGAACGGGCGCGGGTCGGCGACGGTGCCGATAGCCTGTCCGACGATCGGAGCAATGACACCTGCAGTCAGTGGCACAATCAGGATTTCGTTACCTGACAACTGCGCATCTTCTTTGATGGCCGCAATACCAGACAGCTTCAGAATCTCTTCCATCACGGTGCGGGTTGCGTTCACGTCGAAATAACGCTCAAGGTTCGACATGACCTCTGCCGACACGTACCACGTCTGCGGTGCGTACTGGCTGTTTGTCACGCGGACCACATCACGCAGGGCGATCGCATTGGTGCGCAGCGCTACCGGATCGGTGCTGGTTGCGAAGTTAAAGGTCAGAGTTACCTGAGCAACGCGCTCGTCTGCCTTCAGGCCTTTCCAGGTCAGGCCGTCAAACTTAACGTAGTTGCCTTCTGGATCGCGGAAGCCGTTGAACATGTAGTCAACGTACTGACGCTGCACATCTTCAACAGAGCCGCTTTGCGCATCAGCCTGAGACTGGAGCGCTGAAGGGCTGTTGAAGATTGGGTCGCGCCAGGTGAACTTGAAGCCTGAGTCATGCACCGGAACCATGGTGCCGTCAAAGGTGTAGCTCTTCGCATCCAGCGCCGCGCCAATCTGACCGGACATAGATGTGTGCGCCCAGCCACGGCCACCGGTACGTGCGTAATCGTAGCGTGACTGTTCAATGCGCACTGATCGAGACAGCGGCATCAGGTCATTCAGCAGAGTGAACTGAGTGGTTGGCTCGAACTGAGCCAGAACGGTGGTATCGAAAGCGCGATACAGGCGGCGGATATCGTCAACAGCATTAACGGCATCCAGACGGCCGGCATCTTCACGAATGCCACGCACGCGACCGAGGAAATCGGCAGCAGCCTGAGCACCTGCATTACGCGCCATTTGCAGTTCGGCAAACTGAGACTGGTTAAGCTCGAGGTTTCCAGTGCGTTCGCCCAGGGAACGGGAAAATACAAACATTCAGGTGCTCCTTACTTGATCACAACGCGCAGCAGGTCACCTGCGGCGGCGGTATAGGCTTTGTCTTCTTCTACAAAGCAGCGAATGGACTCGTCAGCGGCTTGCGCTTTAACCTGCCCATTAGCGATTGAAAGCGGCTGGCCTTTTTTGTAGGTGCCGGCCGCCGCGCGTACGTTCAGGAACATGCCCTGCATTGGCTGAATACCCACGACCAGTTCGCCTGCAGGAATGCTGTCATCAACAGTCAGGCAGCGCAGGTAGTCGTAGTTGGCGACATAAAGAATCGCTTCTTCATTTCCATCAGCCGATGCAGTGAATTTGCCCGTATCAAAGAAGCCGATAGTGCCAGGCTTGGTGTCTGCTGCCGCGGCACCTTCACGATTCAGGAGCGGATTAGGGAATACACCGCCTGCGTGAATTACATGCTTTCCATCTTTAGCCATCATTTACTCCGGCATTTCGCTGAGGGTTTTATCTGAGTTGACCTGACGGAAAGAACCGTTGAGGCCGGTAGTGGTCTGGCACTGTGCATACAGCCCATCCAGCGCTGCACCATCGAGAGCATTGACGGCCAGATCGTCCAAGCCAAACTTCGCTTTCACCGCATTACGCTTTTCGCCCTTTTCTTTGTCGGCATTAACCGCCAGGCCGCTTTCAATGGTGTTCAGTTTGTCGGCAAATGGCTTGAACCATGCCGGGGCCTGCTCGCTGTTGGTTGCCGTCTCTTTGGCTTTCTTATCAGCCTCTTCTTTCTCTTTCTTGGCCTTTTCATCGGCTTCGGCTTTCGCTTTAGCGTCATCAGCTGCCATCTGGTTGTAAGCGTCCATCAGCTCAGCATCGGACTTACCTTCAACGTCGATGCCTTTCGCTTTCAGCGCATTGGTGATGAGTTCTTTCATCGGGTTTGCTTCCTCTTTGACGGAATTGCTGTTGGCGCTGAAGAACGCCTTTAGCTGGTTGAAAAGTGTTTTAAGTGCGGGGTCTTGCGGTAAATCAGGATCGGGCGTCTCGGCTTCAGCCAGGTTCACCACTTCCAGTTCCTGCTCGGAGCCATCGGAGTTGACGAAGATGCCCACGCCCTCTTCTGGTGTGCCAGCGCCCGGCTCATCGAGAAGGTTGGCTACGTGGTCAAACATCATGTTGGTGACGATTTCGCGATACTTCTTACCCTTGGACTCGCCATTAGCGGCGATGCCGGAGTAAAGAAGCCCTGTGGAGATGTGGATTGGCTCTACATTTTTACGTTCGGCCATGTCATCAAGACGATTGACCAGTCGCTGTCCTTTCTCGGTTGATTCGGCATAACGCCGATCTACGTACATGTCGCCAGATACTTTGCCTTCCTTATGCTCAACATCCTGAAGCCATGCACCTACGTGATATTCATTTACCGCCTGAACGTCGCGGGCTGATACATGCTTACCATCAACCTTTGGATGCCCTAAAGGCATTGGTGTACGCTCAAGGGTTTTGTAGCCCTTTGCGATTTCTGCTGCCGTATACAACTTGCCGTTCATCACAATGTCGTCAACGATGGGCGTGACGCCTCGGACCACAATGTGTGGCCTGCCGTTGATGGTTTCGGTTGTGATGTTTGATGCAGAGTTGACGACGGACAGCACGTTAACGCGATTGCGTTTCATGCTGTGTCCTTGTTATTGGATGGTTTTGTTTAACGCTCTGACGATAGCTTTTACTTGGCGGACATTGCCGCGACCTTGTGACTTGATGACTTTGCGATCACCTACCTGCTTCATCATCGCTTCGACGCCACCGATCTTAACGTGCGTACATGAGATATCGCCAAGTCGCTTTGATTCGAAATAAACGCCGCTCATATGGGCCTCATTGTTGAACTTCAGACATTAAAAAAGGCCGCCGTGGCGACCTCTGTTAAACGTGGAACTTTATTTAAATTTAAGCTCTTTCTCGGCATCTTTAACTACAGCATCAATGAGACCTTTAACTATTTTCGACATGTCGCCGTAAGCCAAAAAATCAGGAAATCCTTCTTCATAAACGCTGTATTCTGTATCTTCATCTTCTTTAAAAAAATCTTTTAACAGTTCACGAGTGCATCGGCTCAATGAGATTGGCGCCAATGCATGAAAACGACGAAGTTGGGCTTTTAATTCATGATAACGAGTCCAATCAACCTCACCTGGTGGCTCAGGTTCAAGATGATTATTCGCTTCATACTTTCTCTGATATAAGTCAGCCGCAAAACTGTAAATAGCCTTTATTTCGAATAAGCTATCTAGAAGTTGATTGTATGCAGCATGTTTTTTCTCCCACCATTTCTCATAGTAAAAACGGTGCAAAGCCCAATAAGCTGTAATACCAGCGGCTACTGCGCCGGTCCCAATAGGCACAACAAGAGATAGAAAAAATGAACCAACCTCTGCTGGAGTCACGCTCATGTAATGGTCGCCGAATATGAAAAAGTGAGCGACTTATATCATCTAACCTACTTCTTTTGCCACGTGACTCGCTCTTTATCCAATTTTTCCACCATCCCGCGATTAACTATCTGGCCATCATCATCGAGAATGACCGGTATCTGGCTGCAGTAGCAGTGATAGCGGTTGCCATTCTCGGCGTAAAAGGCTTCAACCTCTTCGGTGGTGTAAGTCCTGCCATGCCTGGCTGCGTGCCACGATCGCGTTGTAGGCTTGAGCGCCGATAGCCAAAGAACTGCAGTGTTCAGCCCCAGCCGTTCACGTGACCAATCAGTTTCCTGCCACTGAGCCTTGCGTAGCGCTCCGACTTGCTCAGTCTGCGCAATGTTCTTGGCTCGCGCCATCGAGACGTCAAGCCGCTGGCTGATGATGCGTGCCGTTTCTTTTGGATTGATGCCACGGCCTATCGAATCGGCTATCACATTAGCCAGGTCACCACGCGCCCGGTCAGACTCAAGCAGCCAGTCGCTATACGTCGAAACGTACGCTGCTGCCACCTGATTCTGGTATGCAGCCGAACTGAGTAGCTGCTGCAATGTTGTCTGCTGCTCGTAGATTGGCGACTGCACCGACAGATTGGTGAATGCCTGATGAGTACCGCGCTCATACTCAGCAGCGACGTACTGCAACGCCCATAAGCTGTTACTGCCACCTTCAAGCAGATAATCATCAAGGATGAGCTGAACACGCTGCAGCAGGTCAGCCAGTTGTGGCGCTGACATGTCGTAGATGTACGTCCCGGCATTCACCTGATAAATCACGTTGCCATGTACTGCATAGCTCTGGGTGTTGCTCGCCCTTTCCTGCCCGGTCAGGCGCTCATCGAATAGCTTCTTCAGCGCCACCTTAATCTGGTAGTAGCGATTCTCGATGTCGCGGAACATCCGGTTAACTGGCCTGGCGGATTGGGTGGGGTCAGCTTTGTTGCGGGGTACTATTGGCGTCCCGATTCGGGTTTTCGCTGTCATCGTCATCTGTCAGCGGGTCCTTATCGGTTAATTTTTTGTTTGGGTCAGGTGTGGCTGGCGCTTTACGTGGTTCAAGTTCGCCAACTGTCCGCACCTCATTTTCGTCAACGGCTGGGGTGCCGAATGCCTGCTGGGTGTCTTTCGCTACTGCGGCCATTGCCTGCATGTTCGCGATCTTCTCTTTCTCACTTGGTGCGAGTAGGTCAGACCATGCCAGCGTGACTTCACCTGACGTCGGCGGCTCAATCACCCCTGTCTTCCAGCAGCGCTCAATGAATTTTGTTACTACAGCCGTTTGATGGCCCCAGCGACGACCATTGCAACGTTTCGCCCAATCTGTTTTGTCTTCATCAGAAGCGAGTCGGCCGGTTTGCTGACCAAACTGAATGGTGAACGGACACTGAATTGATGCTGTAAATTCGTTAGCCGTTACCGTCCAGCTTGGTGCCGGGTCGGCTGCTGCAACAGAAAGCACCGACGTTGTGCCTGACTGTGTGACTAGAGCCGAATCAGTACCGCGATTCAGCTTCATCATCTTGTCGTTCATTGCTTCGCCGAGGTTTTCGTAACCGGCTTCTTTCGCCATTTTGGCGATCGCTGCCATATCTGTCTGAGCATCAAAGCTGATACCCAATTGGCGGCTCGCGTTCTTCAGGAATCCTTCTGCACTACCACCCGAAATCTTTTCGAGGTCGAGCAGCTTGTTGTAGCCAGCGCGAAGGAATGGCACGCCGGACAACATGTTGTCATCCTCAGAGCCTTCACACAGGATGATGACACGGTCAGGATGAACCGTGACGCTGCGCACTGGACCGTAAGAACCATCATCACCAACCGGTTGCTCATTGAACTGGTAGCTAACCGGCTCGCCGTAGGTTTCCGACATGGTGTCAGTGTCGAAGTTGCCAGGCTTAATTTGCGATTCCCAGGCCGGGATGAGCTTGACGATCGACTTATCACGTAACCGCTTAACTACAGAGGTGTCTACCGGCTCTTTCCACTCGCGGCCATCTTTAAACTGGATAAGCAACGCTGAATAGCGGCCAACCAGATTGCGGCGGTCGGCATCTTTGATTTTCGCCCAATGCTTGCTCAGCAGCTTGGTTGCGGCCTTCTCCCACGGTGTTGTTTCGGTCGTTTCTTTGTTTTCATCTCCGTCGATAATCGTCGGCTTATCCGTCCAGCATGACTCAAGCAGCTTATGCACGGCGGCATATGCGACAGGATTGCGCTCATAGGCGCGGTAATACTGGTCGAATCCGAGTTCATCGGGATAACCAAACTCCTCGTACAACTTTGTGCGCTTGGTGTTGCCATTTCTGGCTCCATACATCATGCGTTGTCTGCCCACAGCATCAGCGAGGGCGTTCACAAGGAATTGTTCCCCGTTGCTTAGTTCACTCACTGATGAGCTCCTTAGAAGAATATTGCGCCGGTCTGTTTGTGATTCGTTTTAGCCACAGCAAAGTAGCGGAACGCATCAGCGCCGTGCGATGTGAAGTCGTGCAAAGGCTTGTCTTTCCAGCAGCCGCGTTTGTCGTCCCACTCCTTGCGGTAACCCTCAAGATGAGAGATGCCCTGCTCGCATTTGGATGCGTCAAAGGCGCACTTAGGAAGGATTTCGCGCACAGAGTCGATACCGGTATCAACACCAAGCTTTGGTGCGACCTTGAAGCGGATTGAATAAACCTGGCCGTCGATTTCAAATCCTTCTGCCGCTATCTGCTTGCGGCTCTTGCCATCCCCGGCAAACTCCCGGTTGTCGATATCGTGCGGTGCCCAGTGATCGCCATACTCATAGCCTCGGTCTTTCAGCACCTTCATGTAGTGCCGCAGGCCTTCACCACTGTTCTCGTAGTAGTCGATGACATGGAACTCATCACCAACCTCACGAATGAACCAGATGGCGGTGGAGTCACCTACGCCGATATCCCAGAAGGTGTGGACCAGTTGATGAGAGTTATCAGGCAACTCACCAACACGCTTATTCGTGTAGAGCCAGCGGAACTGCTTCGCGTAATAAGCCCCCTCAACCGACTGTTCGAACGCTTCAGCCGGTATAGATGGGTACTCACGCTTCATGTCATCGCCGAGCGTCTTCTCTTTGGCGTAATACCAGGCTTTCTGACGCTCATTGAGAATGACGCCATGCTTCTGCTCGATATCGTTAAAGTAACCGTAGAGACGTTGCGGTAGAGGCTCTACGGGGTCAATTGCATACAGTGGATTCTTCCACCAGGAGAAGAAGAAAAATTTCCAGTCGAGATTGGAAAGCGTCTTACCCTGCAACTGAGATTTCTCGGCTGCCTGGCAATAGTCAAAGAAGTAACTAGCCCGCCCCTCTGCGGTGCTCTCAATAGTGGTGAAGCAATCGCTGGATACCGCTTCAAACGCACCAGTGACAATCTCACGGGCTTTGTCGGGGAACTTTGCGCATATCTTCCCGAACTCGGAAACGTGCAGGAAGCGCAGCGTGCCGCCACGGAATGATGTGCTGACGTATAGTGACCCGCCCTTTCTGAATACCAGCTCCCCCGCCGAATCATTGCTTGCCGGGTTGGCCGCTCTTATTTCTGCCGGAAGCCGGTCATAGGCGTACTTCACCTTTTCGCGGAAGAGCCGCTTAGCATCGTTCAGGGTGTGGGCGATCAGGGCGCACTTAGCAGCTTCGAACAGTGCCGCATCCAACTGGATAATGCAGACTTCGGTCGTAAAGCCTAGCTGGCGAGCCTTCAGGATGATGTTGCGGGTATGCATGCCCTCAAAGTATTCAAGCTGCTCCGGCGTCATCTGGAAGCGTATCGGCTTACCTTCTTTATCGGTTATCCAGTAAAGGTGATTCAGGCGCCATAACTTATCTCGCAAGAGATTGAGATGTTCAGGCTTCATGCTCACCCCTTCGCGAGATCGTCCATCAGGTCAGAAAGTTTCTTCGATGCTTCATCACCGGTCGGGCCGTCGATGTCATATGCCTGACGCTCAAGACCAATCAGAGTTTTCAGCGTGTCAGATAAATCTTTCATCGACTTCACCCGCCCCGGCATGCTGATAACCTTGTGGTAGATTTCGTTGAGCTTGTCCTGCCCTTTGTCGTCAGGGCTAAGCATCAGATCGCCAAGCTGTTCCAGTGCCCCTACATCAGCGCACTGCGCTTCGAGTTCACCAAACAATGAACTGGCAATGTTACGTGCGCGTCGAATGTCACCACGATGCTCCATGCGGACGTTGGCGATTACCTCAGCGTTGGCCTCGATCAGTATCCTCTCGTTGGTAGCCGTTTCAGTGGATACCTGTTTGGATACCTCACGTTTGGATACCAGCGCATCAGCCTTGGCTTTGATCTTCGCCTTGAGGTCTCGCTCCCATCCATCACGTTTTGCACGCTTGTTTATCGCGCCGTGAGTGATGCCATGCTGTGAAGCTATTTCGCGGATAGACATCAAGCCAGCCCGGTAAGCCGATTCGATGGCCTCCCAATCTGGTGATGCCATAGTCTTTTTATTCCTTTGCAGGTTATGATGATTCTTTATTCAAGGGATATCAAAATGGATAACAAAGAAGAAGCTTACAAGCAGCAAATTTCTTTTTTAGACAGGGCGGATGAGGAAATAAAAACTCTTTTCTTACAGATGGCTAATAAAGATTTTAAGTCTGATTTTCTTTTGGCTGCTGGTATCGCAAGAAGAAGTTGCGCCCTTACTTCAGGGTTCAAGTCCATGCTCAAGGATAAAAATTCTTTGTGCGCGCTAGCAATTGTACGAATGCAACTTGATAACGCTCTACGCCTATATGCTGGTTTCTTCTCAAAAGACAGAGTGAAGTTCTCTGAAAATGTTTTAAGTGGAAAGCATATAAGAAATTTGATGGCTGATGACAATAAGCCTATGACAGACAATTACCTTGCGCGCAGGGTCAGCGAAATCAATCCTTGGGTTATCAACGTTTACAAAAAAACTAGCGGTTATATCCACTTCTCAGAGGAGCATGTTAAAGAAGCTATTCGCCATAAGGGTGGGGAAAACTATGAGCTAATCATTGGCCCAAACGACTCTGACCGAGAAGAAGTAGATTTTCTCGAGCCTTTGCAATGTTTCACTCACGTTACAATGATGATAAAAGTTCAGCTCGAAGACTGGTTAAGTCTGTTGGATAGATCCAATAAAGAGTAGTCATCAGGCGCACTTGCAGATGCGCCTTGTGATGGTCATGAAAAAGCCCCCGTGAGGAGGCTTTATTATTTATGACTTGAAGCCACGCTTACCTTGGGCTTTGCGCCATGCTTTAACAGCGGCGACAATCTTGACAGGTGTTGCGTCCTTATCATCACTGTAAAAGATCAGGTCAGAACCTTCAGGGTGCTCACTTACCGAAATGAAGTTTTCCAGCAACTTATCCTGATGAGCTTCTCCGCCTTTAGCGCTGCAGATTTCACTCACAAGTTGGGTGAATTCTGCTTCCGTGTAGTCTTCAAATTTATGCTTCAGTTCCATATTTTCACCTTATTTCTTTGAATGAATTTCGATATGACGCTTTGGTGTCAGAACGCGAAGGTTATCGATATCATACACCTCGCCGCCTTGTGAGATAAGTTCGACATGATGAAGCTCAAAAGAGCGCCGGCCGCCAACACTTTCTTTCGCCTGTACGCGAGGTGCTAATCCTTCTTTCATTCGCTGACGGTTGTTAGTGTTAAACTGGCCTGCCAGTTCGGAATCGGCCACAACCTCCTTCCAGAAAGCATCGCGAAACGCATCAAAGCTTCGGAATTCTTTACCAGCCAATTTTTTAGCAATCCGTGTTGGTACTGGTACACCTAATTCTTTACCAGAAGCCATTAACCACTTGCCCACAACATCTGCACCAACGCCTTCGACTTTACCTGGCAGGTCACGTCCACTTTGCAGCATGACATAGATCGGTTTCAAGCCAGAATCAGCAGGGAAAATCAGGATTGCATCCCTGAAGTCCATGTCATCCGCCATTGGGAAGCTTTCAATCACCGGCGATGTGTTTACAGGATTTTGGTTGCCTGTATTACCTGGTACTGCATCGCTATGGGCCGGAGTCACAAGAGGCGGCAAACCTTTATAGCCCGGTGCTTTCTCAGGCGAAACCAAAATTGTTCGCGAAGGCAGACCGCTCTCTGCTGGTATGGATACTGAATAAAGCCCTGTGACTTTGTCAATCGACGCATTTAATACACGAACAGCACTCGGATTAACAGTTCGTACCAGATATGTTTTGAGTGCATTCTCTGTGTAATAAAGGCGGCCACGAACGGCCATATTGACAGAGCCATTAACGTCAGCAGCAGCTTTTAAAGAAGCGTCAGATGGAAGTTTGATAGCATCTGCAGGCATAGCGGACAGGAACATATTAATATCTTCACGTCCTGGTACCTTATCGCTACCTTCACCTGCACTTGGAATATATGCAACAGAAGCGATCAGTGCACCGATGCCACTGCCTGAGATGGCTGTCCCAATTAACTCAGCGACTACGGTTCGCACAGAATTCCATGCTGTCGTAAGCGCAGCCTCACCCAAGGTAAAACCGCCCAAACCTGTTTCAGCAAAGGTAACTGGCGCCGCGGAGGCGGCTACTGCAGGAAAGCCAGCAAAGCCAAATACATTCTGCTCTTCTAATTTTGAACGCGCAGCTTCAAGTGCAGCAGCTTTGGTTGCAGCTTCTGCCTCCGACTTAGCCTTAGCGTCTGCCTCCGCTTTAGCTTGAGCTGCCGCCGCTTGCTCAGCGCTTAGACGCGCAGCTTCTGCAGCTTGGCGTGCAGCCTCGGCCTGTCGCTTTGCCTCAGCTTCAGACTGTGCTTGCTGAAGCCGAGACTGGGCATTTGCAAGGTTAATATTTTCTTGGTTAAGAGAGTTACTTTGAGAAGAAATATCATTACGCAATGCATCATTCTGAGAATTATAAGAATTAATCTCATTTTGAAGTTGATCGCGCTTATTTTTCGCTGGCGTAAGGATCGTATAGAGGATCCTGTTTGAACGTACGGGATCTACGCCTGCAAGACCTCTTACTTGTTCTCCAAGCGCCTGAACCCTCGCTGACAGTTCATTAACTTGGGGCAGCCTTGCGTTGATTTCGGCGTTGTTAGCGTTGATTTGGGCATTGTCAGAATTAATCTTATTTTGTAAGGCTGACGCATTGACAGAAGCATTATTGACATCACGCTGCGCAGCCTCTAAAGGATGTGCAGCATCCCATTCAGCCTGCTGACGCCGGGCTTCTTCTTCAGCCTTACGTTGAGCTTCTGCAGCAGCTGCATCATTCGCTGCCTTTTGCGCAGCAGCAGCTGCGGCTGCTTTCTTCGCATCTAACTGCACCTGAACAAGCGCGCGAGCTTGTACCTGACGTGAAGTTTCACCATTTCTCCAGTCTTTACGGTTGTTCAAAATTGGCCGCGAATAAAGGCTTACACCGGTAATGTTGTCATTCCCGTCAACTGTCACCATGTAAATATAGCCATCAACTGCTGAACGGAATCCCGATGGAACAGGTGCAGTTACATTGGTTCGAAGATTATCGCGACCCTCACTGCCTGAGTGACCATCTGACCAATGAAGCGAGTTATCTGGTACCCAATTCTTACCTCGTGAGATTTCAATGCGAATTTCACCATTAACCCATGTCCCTAAAATTTCGCCCGGCTTCGCTGGTGACAGGACGTATCGACCATTACCAGAATTGCCAGAAGGACCAGAGCCTGTATTAACACCGCCGGTCGGTCCTCGCCCACCACCTCCAAACTGGTTGTTATGAGCATTGTCAAAACCATTTCCTGAACCCATAAAAAAATTCCTCTTTGACGTAAAATAAAACCAATAAAAGAACTGTATAAATAAACAGTGAAATTGAATTTTACGCCTCATGCTTTATGAGCGCAATACTGTATAAAGCAATATTTATCAGTTATTTATAGGAAATATTTGGAGTGCCCGTGTGCAATAAGATCACACAAGTATTTAAAATTTATTCAGTAGCTATATCTAAT